TGTCCATTCAGTTCAAATACTTCTACATCGTGTCCTTCAAAAATCATTAAATTCTGCATTGCAATTTCCTCCTTGCAATTTCTGGCGGAATCACTTACAATACAAAGTGATTCCTGGGTTTACAGGTTTCAGGTTTCGAGCAATCACGTAGGTCGCCAAACTCAGCGTGACTGCTCTTTTTTTGTTTCAACTTCCGTTTTCACAAGCTCTACGATAATGTCAGTTACTGTTCTGCCTTCGTTTACCGCCAGATGCTTTAACTGCTTGTGAAGTTCGTCATCCATGATGAGCCCTACTCGTTTCATCAGTGCCCTCCTTTTAGTGTTATTTGTACTAATTCAGTTGCATATTAGCACTAATTAGTGTTTTAGTCAATACTTTTATTAAAATAATTGATTTTTAATGCGTTTTGTGAGATACTTAGTGCAAAGGAGGCATACATATGGGTTTTGGAGCTGTTTTAAAAGACATATTAGCTGAAAAGAAAATGTCCATCAAAGAACTATCTCACATTACCGGCATACCACTTAATACCCTATATTCCATTACAAAGCGCGATACGGTAAATATTCGACCAGACACCTTGCAAAAAATATCTCGTGCACTAAATATTCCCAGTAGCCAACTGGTGGATTGTCTACGTCAAAATATCTTTGAAACACAAAAGGAGCTCGAGGATCTTCAGATGCGTTTAAGAGACGCAGAGCTTGCAGAAGAATACCGCTTGGAGTGTCGTGAACATCTAAAACGTTATCTTTATGAGTTGACTAACTATCACTTTGATGATAAAGAAATCGATATTATATTATCCACCGCAGTTCTTTTAAAAAAACCACCCGCCACTGAGTAGGTGGTTTTTTCACAACATATCACGACCTTTCATAAATGTAAACCCACTAAATTGTGTACACAATTCTATAATGTATGATAAATTCTAAATCTAAATTATTTTCTTAATGAAAATACATGTCTGCTTATGAAAACTGGTGACACTATAACGCAATATAATGTCATAAAACAAAATCATTGAATTGTTTTTGTTTGTATATTCAATTTTCTATATTCCCGTTAAAACGATAATTATAAAATTTTTATAAACTACCTTTTCTGCGCCAAAAGATAGAAAAAATACCTCCTGTACTCATAAAACTGCCTTCGTCCCACTGGAACGTCCATCCATTCGTATGGTGTTCCCTCTGTAACATTTCTCAATATCCACTTGTAAATCTCAGGAGAGGCTTTTCTGGCGGTTTCCTCAATGAGTTGGATATCTTCCTGCATCATAGCATTTCGGACTGCTTCCTGGGCCGTAGAGTCACCTGACAGGTTGCTCTTAGGCATACCGTCATTTACTGTTGCCTTTAACCCATACGCATCCTGGAGCTTCTGCTTCTTTTCAGCGTACTGAATGCAAAAATACTTTAACTCGTTGTATTTTGCTCTTGAAATATTATAATCACTTAGCTTTATATCCCTACGACATATTGTATCCATTACCATTTTTCCTTCCTTACGCACTCCTTATGCATGTACAACACCGTCCCTCTCTTTGTCCTGATCCACTCTGCATCCCCATTGATCACCTTCTGGCAGATGCAGCAGATTGGGACGGGTATCTTCTTGCTGTTATTCATTTTTCCCCTTTCCTACTTCTGGCTTCCAACTGATCCAGCAAGTCCTGTATCTGGTGAACTATCAGCGGACAGGAATGATATCGTTCCATCAGGAAGCGGGCCTGCTTTACGATCTCATCCCATTCCTCTGACTGCCAGGATGGTACTGCTTTGCTGTAGCGCTTCCAGAATCCATTGTATACGTCATAATAAATCCCTTTGACCTGCTGGTCTGAAAGGATCACCACATCATCCAGTGTCATATCTCCTCTATCCTCACATAGATCCCTGGAATCTCTGCCCAGAACTTCTCGACCATCTCTGCAGCTACCAGGGCATCATCTTTCCAAAATCCGCAAGCTGTCATGCAGTCTTTTAAAAGCTTCTGGAGATTGTCTGTATCTGGCTTTGTGATCCGGTATTCACCGTCTGCATGTTTCCCTTTAGGGAAGCACCACTTGACCATCAAACGTACTCCCTGATCAAATGGCTGCTCCGGTCTGTGTCCGGCCAGATGCCCCATCAGTTTCTGCCTGGCAGCTTTCAGATCTGCCGGTTCATAAAAAACAGGCTTGCCTTTTACCACATGTACCTGCTTCTCCTGGTGTGTCACGGTCGGTGGCACCATTGCCATAAAAAATTCCATCTTGTTTCCTTTCCGGGTCATCTAGGTTTGGTGCCCTCTGTGTCTGTGGGGTGGGTGGTCGTCGTGCGACAGCTTCCGCACGACTACCTACCCCCGCATAGAGGGGTGCGCTACACCACTATACGTAAGTATAGGTCCGGCGCACCCCTTTTGGCGCACTGCGCAGGACTGCACCAAACCCAGGTTATGCGCACCGTGCGCCGGACCGTAAATTCCTGGTTCAGCGCACCTGCGCCAGACTGCACTAAACTGCGCCGTTTTTCTGGTCTGGCGCACCCTTTTTTTCCTTTCTCCTGATGTACATTTTGCCATCAGCCCCCTGATATTTTTCATAATGATCTGCCAGATCTTTCTTCCTTTTATTGCTGTCCCCTAACCATGAAAGCAGGGTCCTTGATGATGTATCAAGCTTATCTGCAAGCTCCTGGGCAGGCACCTCACGGCCCTCAAATTCAATGTTGGCAAACTCTACTTCAAAGGAACTGAGCTTCTTTTCCTTCGCTTTTTGAGCCAGTTCTTTTCTCTTTTCCGCTGCCTTTTGCCAAAGCGGTTTCTCCGTCTCTGGCTCAATATCACTCAAGATCCCTACCTGATCAATGGTATGGACCGGATAATTGAACCAAGCATTGACTGCCGGAAACTTCGGGAACTCTCTTAAAGTGCCTTCAATACGCCACGCTGTAACGCTCCTGGCCCTTATCCTGGCTGCTTCCACCATCTTCTGAAGGTTTGCCCACTGCCACACATCCAGCTTGTTTTCGCAGTAATTGAGCATCTGGTAACTGCTGCAAAGATCATCCTGGGACAGGTCATCTTCCCATTTAAAATGGGAGTCCAGATACTGTTTGCACGCTTCACATACAGCTTTATTCTCTTCCTGTTTCAGGGCATCTTCGGACAGTTCCAGCTCGATCATATCCAGCATTGCATCCGGATCACGGGCAAATACACCGGAACCAGAAGCACGGTCCATGGACTTCTTGCTGCCCTGGCTGCCTTTAGAATGGTGGTGACAGTAGATCACGGCTACGCCCAGTTCCGTGCAAACCTTATCGAACTGATTACAGAAGTTAGACATCTGATCCGCGCTGTTCTCATCACCTGTAATGACCTTATAGATCGGATCGATGATAATGGCTATGTAATTCTTCTTGGAAGCCCTGCGGATGAGCATAGGGGCCAGTTTATCCATAGGCCGGGACTTGCCCCTTAAATTCCATATATCAATGTTATCCAGGTGTTCCGGACGGATCCCCATTGCCTGGTAAACATCCCTGAAACGGTGCAGACAGCTTGCACGGTCCAATTCCAGGTTCACATACATCACACGGCCCTGTGAGCACTGCCAAGACAGCCATTTACGGCCTTCTGCAATGGCAATACACATTTCTATCTGTAAAAAGGATTTACCCGCCTTAGAGGGCCCTGCGATCAGCATCTTGTGCCCCTGACGCAGCACTCCTTCGATCAGACACGGGGCCAGTTCCGGCAGGTTGTCCCATACATCTTCCAGGCTTTCCGGATCTGGCAGATCATCATTGACTGACTCGATCCATTCCTTCCATTCGGCCCAGCTTTCTTTTCCAATGTTGGTATCGATCAGGAACTGCTTATTCTCTCCACGCATCACACCTGGCATACGGGACAGTCTTGATGGGTTCCGGTTCTGCTGGTCGATCTCCAGGCCATTCTTCCTGCAGATGTCATAGAGATAATCCACGCGCTTACGGTATTCCCCATAGTCTGCGGCATCTACTTTTACAATGGCATGAAGGCTCTTCTTTCCGGAATGGACCAGGCATGCCACAGGAAGTTCCAGCTCCCGGATCAGTGCATGCTGCTTGTCGATCTCCATGCTGTCTGACTCTACCAGGGCATAACGGAAATCTGTCACGTTGTCGTTCCTTACGCCTTTTCCGTCCAGCGGGTTAAAACGGATCCAGGCACCAGCCTGAGGATCATAATCTCCCAGGACGCTGCCGATATCACCGCCACAGGCAGACAGTGCTTCTATCAGCTGCCCTGCAGTACGGTCAAAGGATCCTTTATCTGCAGGGAGCCATTTATCATCCTTCTGCCAGCTCTTTACCACGTAGCCTACATTCTCCCCTGCTTCAAACAGGGTCTCCAGATACCGGATCAGTTCCTTTGCCGGATCAAAACGGGCCGGCTCCCGTACTTCTTTTCCCTCCACCCAGTTCCGGTCAATGAACACGCCTTCCTCACTGGAAATGGTATCTTCCCAGCCCAGGGCATGTCCCGGATCATAGGGTGGCGTCCAACCCTGTTCCCTGGCATACTGGACGATCGTCCCTCCGGTCACAGGGGAGCCATTTCCCTTAAATCCCTTCCATTTTTTCTGGCATTCCCCAGGATGATACCTGCCGGGATCTCTCCGGCTCCAGTTGTCCCACACATCCATGCTGTATCCTTCCAGGTCCAGGGCCATGCCGACATTCAACCACTGCTGGTAATCCAGTTCAGCCGGCTCTATATGATCTAAGACCTCCAACAGGTCATACTGGCTTCTTTCCATTTCCTATTTACTCCTTAACTTTCAGGTACATAATTTCTTGGGTCCACACCTCTTGGGGCTCCTCTCCAGCCGCACGCAGCGATCCTGTCGATCATGTTCTTTCCTGCTTCAAACGTCCATGTCCCTACATGCTGGAAACCATATTTTTCCAGGCACCGGATCTGCTTCGGTGTGGTAAGGCCTTCCTCCTGCCGTTTATGCAGACGGTCCAGGATCAGGTTTGCCTTTCCTGCATTGTCGATCTCATCCGGAAGGATCCCTCTCTTTTCCAGTTCCTGTTTCTGTTTATCAGAAGGCGGTGCCATCTCCCAGCCAAAAGCCGGGACATAACCGGACAGGTCTTCCGCCTGTATGCTCATCTCAAACTGTAATGGATCCACCAGTTTCTTCTTTCTGGTACGCATCTCCTGGAGCTGTTTTGCCAGGGATTCTTCCCTTTCTGCGATCACATCTTCCGATGCTTTTCTCTCAGCCTCTTCCAGATCCATAGGGCATCCGGCTGTTTCTTCCAGGTTTTCCGTCATCTTCCGGGCCACTTCCTTCTTCTCACAGATCAGGTCCGCCGGATGACAGAGCTCATGGCGTTCTGTATGCCAGAGAAAATCCAAGAGCAATAGATAGCTCTTTCCTTCACACAGTCTGGTCCCGCGTCCTACCATCTGGCTGTAAAGGCTGCGCACCTTTGTTGGACGCAGCACGATCACACAGTCAACGGACGGACAGTCCCAGCCTTCCGTCAGCAGCATGGAATTGCACAGGACGTTGTATTCCCCTTTATCAAAGGCTTTCAGGACTTCTGTACGGTCTTTGCTCTCACCATTGACTTCCGCAGCCTTAAATCCCTTTTCATTCAGGATCTCTTTGAACTTCTGGCTGGTCTTTACCAGTGGAAGGAACACGACCGTCTTTCGGTCCCTGCAGTATTTCATCATCTCGTCCGCGATCTGGTGCAGATACGGATCCAGGGCTGTTGCAATGTCACCGGCTTTAAAATCACCGGACTGGATGGATACCCCGGACAGATCCAGCTGCAGCGGGATTGTCATGGCCTTGATCGGGGATAGATAACCCTCCCGGATCGCTTTCGGAAGGGTATATTCATAAGCCAGGCTCTCAAAAAATTCTCCCAGGTTGCGCATGTCGCCACGGTCCGGCGTTGCAGTCACTCCCAGGACTTTTGCAGATGGGAAATGCTGCAGCACCTTCTGGTATCCGTCTGATATGCAGTGATGGGCCTCATCAATGATGATCACATTGAAATAATCCTCTGAAAACTGGGACAGTCTCTTTTCACGCTGCATGGACTGTACAGAGCCTACTGTGATCCGGAACCAGCTCCCCAGACAGGTCTGCTCTGCTTTTTCTGTCGCACATCCCAGGTTCGTGCTCTTCTTGATCTTATCCGCAGCCTGTTCCAGGAGCTCGCCCCGGTGCGCCAGGATCAGTACCCTGTATCCTTGACGCACACAGTCTTCTGCGACTTTTGCAAACACGATGGTCTTTCCGCAGCCGGTGGGCAGTACCAAAAGGGTCTTCAATGAACCCTTATCCCACTGCTCAAATACGGCTGCTTTCGCTTCTGCCTGATACGGTCTCAATTCCATTTAGAACACACCCGCCTTAAACTGCTTTGGTTCATACTCCAGATAACGGCTGACACGGTTATTCCTGCGCTTATTGCCGTTCTTGTCCACATATTCATTGATCATGACTTCCACCTTGCCGGTAGAGCATGGCACTTCATTCCAGTTAGGCCGCAGTGCTTCCCCTTTCTTCTTCTGTCCAATGCATAAGAAGAACTGGCTCAGTCTCCACTCTGCCTTTGAGTTCAGGTACAGGCTGTCAAATACATGGTGTTCCTTGCCGTCCTTATCCTTGATCAGAAGGTCCAGGTTCGCCATGTTGCAGGGTGCCATCTTCTCGCTTCCTCCGAAATGGGCGCGTTCCATGGATGCCACTGTAAATTCATATGTTCCTTCCGGAAGGGGCTCGAACTCAGTCCCCTCGTTCTCGATCGCATCATCCCAGCCGATCTCTTTTCCTAAATCTGCCATTTCTTTCATCCTCCTCATTAATTAAATACTAAAGAATCCTTTTCTTTCATTTCCCTGATCGCCGCATACACCTGGTCCCAGGCACCTACCAGAACGCCGTCCACAAAGCCCGGATTGACCTCTTCATACATGTAAAGAGGCGTATCCACCGGTACATATCCCTTGGCTTCACATACGTTCTGTATATCCCATTCGCACACATCATTGGCGATCATCAGGTCCCGCAGTCTCTTGGGGAGACGTGGATCCAGTGCCGATCTTCCATCCGGCTTTACATCCCCTTTGCTGCCCTCCACAGGCGCAATGCCTTTCTTTTCTTCTGCAGGTTTTTCATTGCCCTTGTTACTACTAGCTGTCTCCGGATGTTTTACCGTTTCTGCCGGTCTGACAGGTGGTGCTTGTGGTGTTTCCTGTACAGGGTCTGGCTGTTTTACCTCCTGCTTCTCCTCTGCCGGGGCTGTTCCCGGTTCCAGGATCTGCCGGATGCTCTCATATGTAAAAGGCACTTCATCCGGAAGGCTGTAGCGGTTCTTTGCGTCCCAGCAGCTGTGGTGGGTGGTATACATGACACGTTTTCCGCCCTGAGCTTTGTTTTTCCCCTTCTGGGCTCCCTGGCCGTCCACGTTCACCACCATGGTCTTATAATTCGCAAACAGTACCATGTCTGCCCACTCTTTTACCATGGGCGCTACGCCTTTACTCAGCTTCATCTCCCAGCGGTCATAAGCTCCCAGCTCATCCGGCTGTTCAAACTTGCGCATCTTTGCATGGGCTGTAAGGACCACGTTCACGCCTGCCTTGACCACTTCCGTGAGCAGGTTTAAAAGGCGTCCGAACTCTTCCTGGACATAGGTATACCCTTTTCCATATCCAAACTCCTCAATGCTGCTCTTGTGGTTCTTATCACATATCTGGGAAATGCAGAGCATCTCAGCCCAGTCCGCCGTATCAATGACCAGGGTCTTGCAGATATCCGGATGGTTCTTTACATACATGACCTGCTCCATGAGCATCATCCAGCTGCTTGGCTCTTTGGTACGTGCGATATCCATATCCCTGGTGGAACCTTCTGTATCAATAAACAGTGGGTCCGGGAAGCAGGAAGCCAGCGTGGACTTCCCGATCCCTTCCGGACCATAGATCACGGTCTTCTTTGCTCCCGGCTGTTTTCCTCTAATGATCTCCATTTAAAAAACACCTGCTTTCCATTCTTTCTTTTCTTCGATATGGGACTGTCCTGCCACATACCCGTCTTCGATGATAATGCTGCACTCATCCCCTGTAGATACCCTGGTAGCGATCGCCTGGAGTCCTTCTGTCTCCAGCCACTTACCAAATTCCTGAAGGGTATGCAGGTCCATCTGTTCCAGCTTGTCCATAAGCACAAAGCCACAGTTTGGATTTAACCGGCGTACGATCGCGGTAGAAACCTTAAGCTGTTCGGATCCGGACATGTTATCCCATTTCTGACCGTTATAGACCAGTTCCCCGTCCTCAACCGTCAGCCCTGGAAGCGGCAGATCCGCTTTCTTTAACAGCTCCAGCTTTTTATCCCGCACTTCCTGGATCTTTACAGTCAGTGCATTGTACTGTTCCCGGTATCTCTTGGCATCCTCCTCAGCTTTGTCTTTATCCAGGTTAGCACGTACTTTCCGGTTGGTTTCTTCCACCTGTGCAATGTTCTGTTCCAGCTCTGCTGTAGACTCATCCTGCAAGTTTTCACTAGTTGATCGGGCGATCTTAAGATCTGCTTCCAGCTCTGTCTGCTTCCTTAAAAGCTCCTGGATCTGGTCTGTAACATGTTGCATCTCCTGTTCCAGCTGATGACGCCTTTCACGCTTTCTCTGGTTTTCCCCATTCTGTGCCAGGATCTCCTGCTGTTTGCGGATCAGTTCTGACGCAGAGACTGGAACTGACGGGACATCTGGATAATATGGCTGCTCTTTTGCGTACTTTTCTTTCTGGTCCGCTGTACGTCCCACATAAGTACGCTCACTGTAAAGTTCTTTTTCTTCCTTTTCCAACTGGGCCAGCTGGTCTCCCACACCGATGATGTTTAACAGGATACCTGCCTTTTCCTTATCAGAAGCCTCCATGAACTTCGGAAGATCCAGTGCCAGCTGTTCCACAAACTCATTTAAAAGCTGCTGTCCGGCCTTCTGACCCTGTGGATCTGTTACCTTTAATGTACTGTTCTTTCCCTTGCGCTCCACTACCAAGCCATTGCTCATGACTATATGAAGGTTTGGCGGGATCACGGAGCCCTCCCTCTGAGCCTGGGACGGCCGGTATTTGCTCCCACCTAAAGCCCAGGCGATTGCATCCAGAACCGATGTTTTTCCCTGGTTGTTGTTTCCGCCAATGATTGTAAGCCCGTTCGCGGTCGGTTCGATCTTTACTGCCTTTACACGCTTGACATTTTCAATCTCAAGTTTGTTAATTTTCATTGCCATCTTGCATTTCTCCTTCTCCCTCCGTATAATGAGGGTGTACAATTATTTTTTGTCGGACCTATCGCAGTTGCCGCTGCCTGGGTCCTTTTTTATGTAGCCTCTGCATGCCTGTAAGCGGCTTCGCTCCATGCACCAGTTCTTCTTGATGCAGGTACCGCACTGGTCTATTCGCACAGCCATTACAGCACCTGGACCGCAAGCGCAGCCCCAAGCATCATGAAGACCATTACCCAAATACCACCGGCTATAAATGTCTCCGTGATCCTTACCCAGTCCACTGGTTTCTTCTTAGGTTTGGTTGCCTGCACTGCCACATAGGACAGCTCCATGCCGGTCCGACCGTCATAGTTCTTGATCTTTGCCATTGCTTATCTCTCCTTCCTAACCTTTATTCATACCCCGGTACACTGGATCCGGTAATCTGCTTTAACTTCTCCGGATAGATCTTGTACCGCCAGGTCTTAGTCCCTGTCTTTTGGGGACTTAAAACCATTCCCAGATCCATGCTACCGTTACGCATATACTTTCTTACGGCTGCTGCCGACAGCCCCAGAAACGGAGCTGCATCTTCTGGTGAAAGATATCTTTTTTCCATGTAAACACCTCCTACTCCAATAAATCCTCAATCTGGCTCCAATGGTAGATCTTCTGTAGTTCTCTTTTTAAACTTATTTTGAATTTCCTGCTTTGAAACCGGAATCCCAACAAGTTTTACATAAAACCGCTCTCGACCACTGGTATAGGCTACTCCACATTCTTTAAACTTCTTGTCATATCGTAAAAAGGCCATTCTTTTACTTGGCGCATTCATATAAAGCTTAAAGTTTGGTAAAGAGTCCGGCCAGACTAAATACATGCAATCCTTTCCGCCATAATCCAATTCAGCATCAATTAACCAGTCGACTGTTCTTTCAAAAACCTTTGAAAGCTTCTCTAAATCGTCCAGATCAATTCTGATCTTCACGTTCTCAATTCCTACCAAACGGTGTTCCTTAATGCCAGCAAGTTTAGCAAGTTCCTTCTGCGTTATGCCCTTTCTTTTTCTGGCTTTGACAATGTTATTTGCGATGTCGCAATAAAAATCAAAGCCAATGTGTTCCGAACTATCTGTTTCATAAAAGCGCATTTCCTTCACCTCTTTTCATTCCTAACTCTCCGTGATACAATTTCTTTATCGAATCCACATACTACGGAGGTTTTTATGTTTCTCGCTCAACTCATTGCCGCCACCACCACAGCTTCAACAGCTGCTCCTACTAATTTTTCGCATTCATTAGACCTATCATGGGTAATCCCAGTAGCTATTAGTGTTACTGCTCTCGTATCTCCTATTTTTGTTTCCCACATTAATAACCAACATGCTTATAAACTCAGACAACTGAACATTGAGCATGAAGAAGAAGAGAAAAAAATGAAACTCAATCATGAAGCTATGCAACGACAGTTTGAAGTTTATTACGCGGATAAAAGAACCGCTTTTAGCGAACTGATGAAAAAAGCTGGTAAATTCTCAACTCGAAAACAAAACCTTGATGATTACGAAGCGCTTCATTCTGCCGTTGATAATGCAATTCTCTTCTGCAATTCAGACACCCAAGAACTCCTTATTTCTTTTATGGAACGGGTTGATAAAGAAATCTTCGGTGGTGGATGCAGCGATCGTGAGCGTATACTTTACACTTCGCTTATTACGACACTTGGCCGCCAGCTCAATCAAGAACTAGAGTCAACCAAACCAGTGATAAAATGCGAATAAAGTAAACATCAATGATATAAATAGCGCCCATACCGGATAGATTTTGTTGTTAGGCTCTATTTTTTTCATTACTCGCACACAAACTGCACCTAAAACCCAGCAACCTACGATTAAGGCAATCTCAACCACCTTTCTCACCCCCTTCTTTATATGAAATTTACGGTTTTATCGTAATCTAAAGGTAAAAAAATAAGCTGTTCATACGGAATACCGTAAACCTCTTCAATTTTTCTTAGAACGGGAATATCTGGATAACTTTTCCCACGCTCATAGT